TGAACACCCGGTCTCGCCGAGCGATAAGTCCTTGCAGCTTCTTCTTAGTCATGCCAGTACGAGCTGTGATAATGTCGTTGAGGGTGCCTTGAGTTCTCCGAATCTCTTTCTGGGTATCTTCCGTGCTGGAGAACGAGCCGACATTTGCAGCCGAGAGTTCGTGCAGACCGAGCGAGCAGTGGGCTGTGGCGAATCGCTTGGTCGCGGCTTGGAGGATGATGGCCCCCATACTCATGCACTGACCCGTGGCGATGATGTTGATGGGAGTCTTACGGGTCGTAGTTATACTCTTGAGTAGGTCAAAGATAGCCAGCCCGTCAGCCACTAATCCGCCTGGAGTGTTGAGGATGATGTTGATAGGCTTCTTCGAGTCCTCTGCCAAGAAAGAGAGGATGCGAGTCAGATAGTACTGGACTTCGGGGTTGATGACTCCGGTGATATAGACCTCACGGCGGTCAATGGCCGAGCGGTCTATCATCTCGTGAATAGGCATCGAGGGATTGGTCGGGCGTCTGCTATGACGTTTGTATCTCGGCATTCTCATCTCCTTTTTCTCTAAACTCTACGGCCTCTCTCGATATGTGATGATGAGGATTGAACGTTTCCATATCCTCAACCTCGAAGCTACCCCCACCCTTCTGTACCGGACGGTCGTCAAGCTCTGGATGAGTCTCTTCAAATTCCATCAGTGTGAGGGCGCACCAGGCCACACTCGCCAGGTGGTGCTGGCCATCTTCGGGGTCTAGCTTCTCCCCGCACCACCAGTTCCACGCATGGCGCAGCATGGCAGCGAAGATGCGGCCCCACTTGATGCCCTTCTCCCAATTCCTGTCGTCATACTTCTTGGCTCCGATGGTATAGACCTCGGCCACCTTGAACAGCGGCTTAACCGGCAATAGGTCGAACCGAGCTTTTCCTGTGTCGTCCTTCCTACCTTCCATTAGTCCATCCTATGTAGCTCATCAACTGTCACTGTGCCCCACGGCATATAGTATTCAGTGCGCTGCATCGGCTGCCGCGTATAGGCTACCGACTGATAGACCAGCCTTGGGTTACTAAGATATGGGTGATATGTAGACCCTCGCAACCAGTGATTGTAACGTACCCATGTGACTCTACGCACGTGGTGTCCTCCATTCTAATTCTTCTAGTCTGTAAATCCTATTCGGTGTCGAGATGTGCCGGTTCCAAGGACGTGATACTAGAAACGACAATGGGAACTCCTCTCGTACTTGCAAGAATACCTCAGCCTTATCATCTACTAAACCTTGGAGGTTTAAATCACGAAGGGTCTGTAGCTTGTCCTTCGTTTGGTACAACGGCAGTTTAGAAAGATTGTGTTCCTTGAGCCACCGCATCGTGATTTCTGGCGAGCAGTAGCGAGACGAGACAAAGGCCCCGCAACACGATGGGATATGGCTGTCGAGTACAGGCAAAGACAACCAAAAATCCTCGTCGTCCTTAACTCGCTCCCAAATGTTGTTAAACTTCAACACTTCCTTATAGTCATAGCTGTGAACTCGACGGCTCTCCTCCAGAGGGACTCCCGCCACACGGAATATCCCTGCGGTGAAGTCACATATGACATCATCTATGTCTAGTCCTAATCTCATCATTCGCCTCCTTCCATTTGCGCGGCCAGCTTGTCGTCCAACTGCCGCTGGCGTAGCTGGTCGCCTAGTGTCTGCTTCATATGACCCTGCTGCTTGAGGTAAAGGATGGCGGAGTCAGCCATCAGGGAGTAGAAGTCCCGGCAGCCTTGAACGCAGGAGTCCCACGCCTGAACAGGATGGTGCCTGTCATGCAGATGACGAGCTAGCTTGAGTGTGATTGACTCTACCATAGCCAGCCGTCCTTGCGTGCGTGGTCAACGCACAGCCGCACGTGCTCGACCTTCTTGGCATCCCACAGCGCATGATGGGGCGTGTTGTAGAGGCAGTGCGTCGGATACATTAGCTCCTTGCTCACAGTTCTAGTAGCACCTAGAGCCTTGACAATGAGCTTCATGTCCTTCTCGAAGTCGCCTGTCTGCTCGTCAGAGATAATACGTTCGCCTGTCATCTGATTGTTCACCAGCAGGATACGGCCCTGCTCTTGGCACGCCTTGTCGCCGAGAGCTTCCCACTCCTTGATGCGGTCATGCCACGCTACTGCCATGTCTGTCTCTCCTTACCACAAGAATCCATGTTCTTGAGCATGCGCCTCGCACAGCCACATATCATAGTGCTTGTACGGCATAGGCCCTTCCCATCGGCACACGTCACAGTTAAGGGGGTCAACTATTTCGAGTTCTTTAGTCTGCGATTTCAAGATGCCAGTGGGGAGCTTTATCTCGATTCCTTTCGTCGAAGATTGCAAGGTCATACTCCTTTGCCAAGTGCGCTAGTATCACATGGAACGTTAACTGGCCTAGCTCGGACTTGTCCCATGAGCGTATGTCAATGGCCATGTTACGGTAGTGACGGCTGGTGCGGCTATGCCTGCCGTCGTTGCCACTCGTGACGATGAGAGGCTTGGCGAACAGTAGGTCATGTATCACCGCCGCCTTCTCCAGCGCCAGGGCTAGCTGTGGATAGAGCTTGTCAAGGTTCACGCGGTCGCTCTTCTTACGCCACATTAGCCCTTCCTCTCGATGGTGGCCTTCATAGCCACGTCACCTACTTCCTTCAAGCACTTGCCGGAGCATACTAGGTACGTCTCCGGCCCCTGCTCCGTGTCAGCGACGATGTTGTACCAGCCCACCACCTGCTCCTTGACCTTCTGCTCCTGACCCGTTAGCTCTACCGTCTTGGTAGTTGTGCAGATGTCGCATACCAACTCTAACCATCTCTTCAACGCCATGCCTGTCTCCTCTACTTGGAACCGTACTCGTCAATTCTGGGGATGAACTTCCTCAGTTTGCCTACTAACTGTTCGAGCTTCACTACGTCTACGATGCAGTGCTCCACTACCTCGTCCATCGCCTTGCGCTGCTCCTTGCCAGTGGCCAGCAGGGCACGCAGCCACATATGTCCTTCAACGCTGGATTTGGAACCCAAGCCGAAGTGCTGGAGGATACGGGCCAGGCTGTTCCACGAGAAGCGCAGGTGCTTGCGCGCTATCGTCACGGGGTCAATCATCTTACAGCGCGGATTGACTATCACTCCGCCAGTGCCTCCTGATAGCCCACTGAAGGCGCGGGTGTTGAGGAAGGGCCGGTCGAACCGCAGCCCATTGTGCGCTATGAGCACGTCATGCTTGTTCAGCTCCTCGATGATGTCCTTCACCAGCCCTGAATCATCATACTTATTGCCCTTCTTCCATGCGACGTAGGAGTCGCCTCGGAATACGAGGGGCTTCTTGCCTACCTGCTTCACCACCGCACAGAGCACTCGACCGAAGTCGGCACTCAAGTTACTCGTCTCTATGTCGAAGGTCGCTATAGAGATTACTTCTTCTTGCTGTCGCTTAGACATTGTGTTAGCTCCTTGTTTTCTCTTACCAGTTCAATAACAGTCTGTTGGAGGTCGGCGATACGCCGTTCCAATGAAGCTACATATCCGATAATAACGTCGAGCGGTGCCTTATCCATGTTATCTCCCTAATGCTTTGTTTGCTTGCTGCTTAGTCAGTCCTGTCCGCATGAGTATCTCTACCTGATAGTCGTCAGGCAACTCAACATTGATAGTCTGGACTAGAATCTGTACGAGTACGGACTCTAGTAGTGTCAGTGGTTTAGCCATCTTCGTCTCCTTGCAGCTGGTTAAGTATCTTGTCTAGGTTCTGGTGAGAGCGGAGGATGCGGAGGGCTGACTTGGCCCGCCTCGCAGTCAGTTGGGCCGCCACTTTGGGACTTACGCCTGACCAACGACTGATGTTCTGGAAGTCCCGCGACTTAATCCACGTGCTCCGGTCAGGCTCATGGAGATGCGCGAGACTATCCAACAGCACTACCAGCCACAGTCTCTGTTCATTACCTGCCACTCTGCATCCTCTCTCTCAATATGTGGGGGCCACCAGCGTTGCCATATAGTATCGCTACCTCAACCTAGGACATCAGTAGCTCACTAGTCGCGTCGCTGTACGCCTTTCGACTAGGCCCTCATAAGCTCTGACTAGCATTTTGCCCCTTTATTCTGTCCGGCCAGAGGGCATACTCACGTCTCAGTGGCCACTTGAGGGGGCTACCCTGCTAGTCATACCTATTATAGCAAGCCCCTGCCTGCTCTCAGGTCACTGACAGGGGCTGTCCTTCACTCTCTATGCACAGGAGCCTCCGTTCAGGAGGTTATATTCCTATGTACGAGGGGTGAAGAAGTAACTGACTTCGAGCCGTGAGGTGTCGTCCTTCTGGAGCTTCGTACCGAAGCCTACCATCAGACCTTGCAAGGCGTTGAAGTCCATCGGGCCTTCGGTGATGCCAGCACCAGTGAACAGACCGCGCATCAACTTCTTGACGTTGATGTTGTAGCTAATCTGTTCGTTGGTGGTGGTGGCGGTGAAGCCAGGCTCCAACCATTCGGGCTTGATGTTGATACGAGCGTAGAAGGTGCGGTCAGACTGGTCAGTGTCCTTCAGCCGATAGGCCAGAGGGATAGTTACCTGTGTGTAGCCGTTCCTGACCTCTCGTGATTCGACCTCGCCTATCCTGCCGAGCGCCTTGAATGCAAAGGCTTCCGGCTTGGGCACATCCTCGACTCTGATATTGCTAACTAGCGTGTTCATGCGTTGTTGTCTCCTCGTTTTGTGTTCGACTTACGAGGGCATTTTACCACACGAGCACGGGAAAGTCAAGCTCTTTTCACCAAAGTAAATTGAACTCTCTGGCATGAGCTTCGCAAAACCACGGACGAGCTATGTCTTGCCGACCCTTTCTCCTCTCAGAGATAAACCAATTCATCTCGACAACGTCAAGTGGCGCGCATACGTCACAGTCGACATCACTAGTTAGCCGCCATTCACCATTGAAGGTGGACAGATAATTCAGGAGTCCCTTCTTCCGCGCCTTCATGGTAATCTCTCAATGGTCTTGATGCAGACGCGGGGGATGAACCAACAGCCGCCGTACTGTTCGCCGTCCTCGGACTTGGCGTTGTAGATGAGCACGCCGTTCTTGATGCGCTTGTAGACGGTGGCTTCGATGTGGACGAGGGGACGCTCGCCCATCTTGTCAAACTCTGTAGAGTTCTGCCACTCTGATGTGCTGTCGGAGTCAATCCAGAGTAGACGAACTCGCTCGCCTGGTTGCAGCTCTCTATACTTTACCATAGGAGTCCCTCTCGTTGGCAGCACTCTCGGCACCAGGCGTCACCTGGCATGTCTATGTCCTCGCCCAGAATCCACCAACGCGGCTCATGGAATCGCGTGTTACATCGATCGCAGTCCATGTCCTTCAATTCCAGGCGACGCTTTACTCGTAGACTTCTAGGCGTATCTGAACTACCTCGTTCTTGATGCGAAATTTGCATTTGTATTTACTCACTCCGTTAATACCCATCCAGTATTTCGGGCGTTCTCCTCTCCAAGTTAGCATGAAGGAGATGCGGATAGGACTGAAGATGTTGGAGGGGGGAAGCATAACCTTGAGAACAGGATGGGGGTCGGCCATGATGTTCCAGTCTAGTATCTGGCAGGGATACTCATGCACGCCATCGTCGCGCCAGATGCCAATGTCCCGCAGCACGGTATCGAAGGGCACCCACTTCTTATGGCTTCTGCCTGTGTCTTGCATGTGGCTCTCTCTCGGTTCGTCTTGCGCCACCACCCCCATAGCCAGGACGAGACAACTAATCAACGTCAAGTATTTCCAGACTGACATAAGCGACTCCTTGTTTCTTGAATCCTAGCTCCTCTGCTACCCTCTCACTCACATCCACTATGCGGCGCTGCTTGCACGAGTAGTAGTACGAGCCAGGGTGCTGGCAGTAGGGGCCTCGGTCTGTCACAACAGCCACAACTGCCATAGTAGAATCCCCATGAGTACGAACCCGAACAAGACTACCAAAACGCAAAGTCTTATGAGCCACCGTATAGCCTTGTCCAGTATAGATGGTGCCGCTTGCAGTACGCCGCCCAATATACCACCCACCATACCAGCTCGCAATGCCATTGTCTATCTCCTTCCACTTAGGTTCTTCGATGGGTGGTAGTGTGCCGCTAGTGTGCGGCAGTAGCATGAGCAGCAGTACCAACCACCTTACCATAGGAGTCCTAGCTCATGGGCGCAAGGAACACAACACCACCCATGCCTCAACTGCTTAATCTCTACGTCGTCTTCCGAGTAGTAGGTAGCAGGCCACGGATACTTGCGCTCACATTTCCAACACCCCCAATCTTCTTGTGTGTAAAGGGAGGCGTAAGCTGTCTCTACCATAGCAGTCCCATCTCTCGCGCACAGTCTTGACAAGCTCTTACACAATTAGTCCCAGGCCATGAATCCCCTCCGAAACTCATACACATTGAGCGGAGGTTCACGGCGGGGTCTTGTGTAACCCAATAACACCGCTGGTCGTGCCGGTTACAGAATTCACAATACGTTGGAGTGTCACGAAAAGCACGTAGTAACTTAACGTATGGCTGCTTGGTACTTAGACCAGAGCTGCTTGAGGTCGGAGGTTTCTTCGTCTGAGAAGGCATTGGTCTTGTCCTTTGGTAGTCTGTTGCCTGCGAAGATACGACGTGAATTGTCACGGCGGGTGCGGAGCTTGAAGTTGGGCGAGCCGAGGCAGTAGAAGATGAATGAGAACTTGCTTGTTATGAGAGACATAGTGGAGGGGGGGAGGTCGGGCTTAATCCACGGCAACTTGAAGTCATCTTCGAGTGAGCGTTCGAGGGCGGTCACTATCAGGTGGTAGTCGCCTTCGAGCAGAGCTTCAAGAGAGTTCCGTGCGTGGTCTTTGATAGCCTTATAGACCTGACGGCCATCCTTTATCTCCCCACGGAAGCGCGTCTCATAGAAGTTGATGAGTTCTGTGTAGTCATCTATGATGAGGGTGTTCCACTCGCCGGAGAAGAACTGGCGAGGCGCATCAAGTACGTGGTCTACCTCTCTCGCTGTCCGAACACGCACGTAGTCTATGCCTAGCTTCTTGAGGTGGGCTAGCTGCTCTTCAGGTTGGGTACTGACCACACGGATGAGTTCTGGCTCGACGATACTGGTGGCACAGGTGGTCTTGCCGCTCTTGGTCTCTCCGAACAAGAGGATATGAGCGTGCGCCTGGTCTAACTGGCTGGTGTTCTTGATGGTCAGTGAGAATGGGGTGCCCACTGCTCCGCTGGCCTGTGGTATGATTAGCTTGTCCATCATGTCTCCTTAGATTCGGAGACATTATACCACAAGTGGGGGTGAAAGTCAAGTCACCATATCAATCCGTACTCCTGAGCGTGCTCTTTGCAAACCGTAACGTCTATGCCCGAGCTCCACCCCCCCACGACCATCCAACTATTGCCCCGTTGCGCTTTGACACAAATATCACATTGGGATAAGCCGTCGGGGCCGACAATCCTAAAGCCTCTCTCTCCCGCCCACTTGACCCACCTCTCAATGTCTAGCATACGTCACCATATCAGGCCATGCTTGCGAGCACAGTCCATGCAAAGCCACGGATACTCTAGGTTGTCATCTAAGAGTTGTATGTAAGAGAATGGATAAGGCACGGCACGCTTGCAGCATTGAGCTTGCCACACCATTCCTCTGACAGGCTCATTGCTAGTCTGGAGTACTACGAAGGATTGTGAGATGCTCTTCGCGCTGCTTGAAGCCGCTAGTATCTTGCTCCGGTCTGCTGATGCCACAGATTTTTCCATATTCACACTTCTCCTTGTTCATGCACGGCCACGAGTTCTCAGAGTGGGGCCACGGCTGGTCTATGCCGAAGGTGCGACGCATGAACTCTATCATCTCGCAGGTCTGGTGGACAGCCAGCCGCATCAGCTCTAGCTGGTACTCGGTGCGCTTGACGACCAGCTCCCATATCACAGGCGGTGAGGACTCTACGACAGTACGCACAAGCAAGCCCAATGGTTTGTAACCTAGAGCTTGGGCACCTATCAACTCGAACTCGGCTTGCTTGCGCGTTGTCCATTGGGCGCTGACTTTGGCGAAGGTGTTGCGGACGTTAGTAGTTTTTACTTCGCCGACCCATTGGCGTCCGTCTATCTCTAGTATCTGGTCTATCTTACCACAGATATAGTGGGGGGAGTTGGGAAGTTGCTGCCTAAACTCCGGTTCGCTGGCGAGGGTGGTGGGGCCCCTAGGGTTATAGCGTTGTAGCCAATGGGCAAACATCCTCTTAGCAGCAGTAATAGCTTTAGCATCTTGTACCTCTCTCGCCACAAGCAGGTCTATCTCACCTGCCTTCCTGCCTTTGGTGTGGTACTCTAGCATGAGATGGAAGGCTATGCCACGCTGGAGGTAGTAGTTAGGAATGGCAGGGGAGAGGTTCAGCTCGTAGTGTATGCGGTACTTCTCCATGTTGCGGTGGAAGCTGTCGTACCTGGAGAAGTCCAGATTCATAGTGGCAGTATAGCACACTATGAATAGAATGTCAAGCTACCATATCAAGCCTGCCTTTCGCACACAATCCTCACACCACCAGCTTTTCTCCCAACTCACTGGCTTTCTGAGCTGGTAGGAGAATGTGTAAGTCTTGTCCTGCTGACACTGAGAGCAAATCCACACATCGAGCCTTTCACCTGGCCGAAGCTTGGCTCGGAAAATCCTATCATTAGGGAGACTTGTATAGACAGTCTCTTTCACCATATCAAATTCCTCTCTCTGGCACACGACTCACAAAACCACCCCGCCGCCCTGAAATTGAAATCGCTCTCGTATCGTACACTAATGAGTAGAGAATTAGGATCCGTTTGCTGTGCTTTACACCAGAAACAATGAGCTGGATGTTGAGACCTGCCCGCATAGGTAAGCCATCTTTGATGGACTGTGCCTACGGCTTCTATCTTCCACGGCCCATCTTTACAAGACATACACCACCCCGATTAGGTTATGGACTTTGGGTGGTGGCTGCACATCCTCGACGGTCAGGACTACTAGGGTAGGCACGGCATAGCGGGAGAGCCACTCGACGTAGCCGTCGGTGACTATGATGTTGAACATGCAAGCGTCTTGCTTGGCTTGCCTGTCTACTTCGTGGATGTCCGTGCCGCCGCTGCCTTCACGAGTTATCTTCTTGATTTGACTGGCTGTAGTCAGGCGGAGGCGCTTGATGATGGCACAGGTGAAGTGATAGACGTAGAGTTCCTTGAAGCCTAGCTGTTGAGTGGCGGAGTGGACGGTGCCTAGTATTTGGGAGAACATCTCGTCGCACACGGAGCCACTGTTATCGAGGGACAGGGCGAACCTACGGGCTATGGTGTCGCTGGCTAGGTTGGGCAGCACCATGTTGCGCCCGTCGCACATGGCACGGCGGTAGATGGAGCGCACGTCGAAGTGCTTGCAGTTGGTGTCGAGCGCGGTCAAGTAGCGGGCTAGTTGACGCCGCCAATCAGGTGGCTTGGTCAGGCCCATCCTGTCAAGGAGTAGCTGACGTAGCTCACCTACTTGGTCGCCAGGTGGTTGACCACCTGTGCCTTCTTGAAGAGTCTTGGTGGCTGCCTCTCTCGCCTGTTCAGCTATCATCTGAGCCACGCCTGTCTGGGGCTTGCCATCCCCGTCCTTCCCATCCCCGCCGCACAGGCACAGCACGGGCGGGAGCTTGTTGGCCGGGTCTTTCTTCAACTCCTTGTATATCTCCTCAGTGGAGAGCATCTTCCATCCTTCTTTGGGCTCGACTCCACCGGACGGGGTGCGCCAGCTGGACAGACTCTCGACCAAGGCATTGACGGCATGCTCAGCGGCTGTCGAATAGAGGTCATGCCGGTAGTCGTCACCCTCTTGACGCTTCATGGCCTGGCCCCGGCGAAGGTGGTCGCATAGAAAGTGGGCTGCCTCGTGAGCTAGGATGAAGGTGTTGTCGGCTTCCTTCTGAGTGGCGGTGAACTTGGGGTTGACCCTAATCTTGAGGGTGTTGTTGTTGATGCCAATGGTGCCAACGGACTCATCCTCTTCATAGGTGGCAGCGTAGAGGATGGCATCGAAGGCAGGTATAGCCTTACACACTCCCCGACGCCACTTCTTAATCTGCTCCATCAGTTCGTGATTCATATATCTCTCCATGCTTTCCAAAGCATCTTCGACAAAAGCATCAACAAACCTACCACTAACGCCGTTAGCATCACGACTAGGATGATGCCGCACCAAGCCATCACAGTATCAATCATCTTACTCTCCTTTGTACTTCTCAAGGAACAGATGGTGCAACTTCTTAATCTTCTCGTCCTTCAGTAGCTCCGTGGTTGGGATGCGGTACGTGAGCAGGCGGCCTACGATGTAGCTCTTCTCGTCACCTATCTGCTTCTTGGCTAGAGTGAGGAACTTGTAGGCTTGGGGTATCTTGGTCACTTGACCGGCGGCGGTGAGATAGACAGCGAGTAGGAGGTTGGGGTCGTCGGTTTCGACGGGCTTGCCGTTGAGAAGCTGGTCGATTAGCTCGCTGTAGTCGTTGCGGAATTGGTAGTAGCGTTGGTACTTGCGGCCTGCGTTCTCGCCAACGAACATGGCTGCGTCAGGAGGGCCTGCTGCTTTGTGGTTCAGGGCATGAGAGAAGTTTGTCCATGCACGGGGGTCAGCTACCTTCAGTAGGTCAGTGTCCTTGAAGTCATCATGCTGGTTCAGGATGTCCGGGGCTAACTGGATGGCGGTGATGACTGACTCGTGGACTCCGTGGTCGAGCGCCCAATGCAGCCACGAACTGACGGACGTTTCAATGTGCATGATGATGGGGCGAGAGGCAAAGGCTTTGTCCATCTCGAAGGTGTACTGCGCGTGCCATGCGTTGCCCGCTCCGATGACGTAGGTATCCTCCAAGTCGAAGCCGTTGAGCTTCTTCTCGCTCAAGACCTGGAGCATGCCCGACTGTGCAATGGGTTGGATGCGGTCAATCTCATCAAGGAACAGGATGCGCGGGCCGGGCTTACCCATCACGTCATCCACCAATGGCGGCTTGGCGAAGTACATGGTGCGAGTCTCCGGGTCAATGCCGACACCACCTGTGTCGAGTGGATGGACTTGGCTCAAATGCCTGACACTAAGGGACTTAACGACACCCTTCTCCTTCAGGTTGTGGAACAGAGAGTAGACCGCCTCTGTCTTGCCGATGCCCACCGCCCCAATGGCTATCATGGCGGGGCACTTGGCAGGCGGCAGATTGGTAATCATCCGCTCGACCACCGCCTGATAGCCTGACACCGTGGTTTGGTACAGGTTGTGCGTGGTGAGTGTCTCTGGTTGTTTCTTCTTCGTCGTTGCCATCGTCACCTCTCCTTTAGAGTTACCATACTACACCTAGCTCTCTGCCGTGGTCAGGACATAAGATAGGAGTAAGCCTAGTGAGGCTCCCTTCTCCATCATCAAGGTAGCTTTCCAATGTTTGCCTGGCGCTTGGCCGTTCTGCCCAGCACACGTCGCAGTCACCCCTAATCTCTACTTCTCCTGAGCACTGTTTAATGTACCGGAGCATTAGCTCTTTGTGAGCGGCGGTCATTGGCGGATACGCGTGAGCCACTCACGTAGAGTGGAGAGGATGTGGATGCGGGTGTCAGTGGTGGGCAGGGTGGGCTTGCTAGTCGTGTCGCTCTCTGCCTCGGTCATGTATGCACGCACTCGCTGACGCATCAATGAGTGGGCAGAGCACCACTGAGAGCGGGGCACGGCAGGCGTGAAGCAGGTCGGCATGGCACAGTCAGTCATGGATAGCTCCGAAAAGGTGTAGTACACCTACGACTAGGCAGGCTAGAGCAAACAACATATCTAGCCCGGCAGTCCAATCTTTCTTCTTCAGCTTACGCTCTCCGTCCACTAGCAACAGGTGGCCTAGTATGAGAAACAACAGCCAGTCATGGTTCATCGGAGTCTCCTTACCACAGTAGTCCTATCCTCTTTGCGCAGCCTTCACATAGGTCAGGCATGTGTACTCTTAGCCCTCTCTCTCGCCACTCACACCAGTCACAAATAGCTTTAACCTCAACGAGATTAAACTTCCAATCATAGCGTGCAAGAAACTCCAACACCACACTGTCGGGCACACTCATCGTAACTCCTTTGGAATCAATAGCGATGAAATAAACTTAGAAAGTAGGCAACCTTTTGGTGATAGAAAGCATCTTACCCACCAAAGGGTAAGAAGGCGAGAGCTGTGGGGTACTCACCATATTAGTCCCTGCTCACGGGCACAGTCGATGCAGAGATAGTGGCTCGGATCTCTAGTTACTTGATAATACATATGTCCCACCACTAGATATTCTCGACAAGCAAGGCATGGGAACCCCTCGTAAAATACCCTGGATAGACCAACTTCGCTATCTTTGCTTACCACAGCATACCTATCTCCCTCGCATGGTACTCACACAAGAACCAGAGGTGTAGTCTCTGTTCAAGTACAAAAGAAACTAGTCTCTGACACACATCACAGCCACTTTCCTCTCTCTTAAAGAACTTATGTCCTTCAAGCTGACGAGCTATCTTCGCACAGGTAAGTGCGTCTAGCTTTATCATAGCCATCCTTCTGCACCGCGCCCTTTGGGGGCGCTCCTACTGGCTACCATAACCAACCGCGCGCACGACAGCAAGTGGAACAATAGATATGGTGTCCTCGTTTCGTGAGAGAGTGTGGTACTGAGTAACCTGGCGGGTCATGTTGTTGCCCATCTCTATGCCCAGTCTTATGCTCCCGCATTATACTTACCCAACACTGTCCCTCCCAGCCGGGCCACAAGGTTATAGTTGCCTCATCCCTCATGGCTAGAAGTTGGAGGCCAGCACAGCTAGGCGGGCGAACTCAAGGATGGTCATGCCTAGTAGTAGCAGGACACCGACGAAGATACCTACTTCAGTTCGATTCTTCATGTCTACACTCCTTGCCATTCACATAGTAGCGGGGGCCACGACCAGTCAGTCTCCACCACATACGACGTAGCCAGCTCCTCTTAGGTAGCTTGGCATCCATCAGAGCCTTCATCATAGATGCCTGTGAGATAGGACACGACCTATCTATCTCGTCGAGAAACAATGGTCTTTTCTTCATGTGTCACCTCATTAGCTATGTGGCCCATCCATACCTCTCCACCTCTACCCCCCTCCTCTTCACGACAGTCAGCACACCACACTACTGTATGCTGCTCTAATCGCTCGTGTTTGAGTGGGGTCTGGTGCTTAGGACAAAGAGGACAGTCTTCTATCTTCATGTATCACCGCCTTCTTAGGGATACACACCTTACCAGTGGAGCACGTCTCAGCAAGGGCATCCAGCTCAGCACGAGTCATATCGTGCTGCTTGCCGTGTTCGTCAGTCTCTATGCCGTGTGTGAATCGTATCATACTTCCTCTCTTGGGATTACAGCGTTGGGAGTGACGCTTCCACTCGCATCGGTTGAACTGACCGGAGCAGGTAGGACAGAGTGTGCGGCGAGCAGCCATGCGAGTGCCAAGCCTCTCCTTACGTGCCTGTTTCTTGTTGATGCACCGAGCAGAGTCAGCGATGTGCCCTCGGTGTGCCTTGCCTGGTGCTTTGTTACTGGCGTTGTGTCCCATGTATCACCTCACGCTTTGAGTCCATACTTCTTGATACGCTTCATCTTGTCGGCACGCTTCGCTATCTGCCTTGCTATCTCTGGCACCACTGTTAGGGCAGCTACGTCAGAGGTCTGACCGGAGCAATCGCAAAGGGGGCACCAGTAAAGACGGCCTACCATCTGGCCCTTCGTGCCATCGACCGGCTTGCTTGCGAGTGGGGTGCCGTGAACGCTGCACTTCTTCGTCAGCTCACGTATTGTTACCATTGGTAACTCCTTTGTTTCGAGGTTGGCTCTCCTTCATTACCTTCCGGAAGCTCTCACTCTCTCCCCTGCACACTATAGCTGTGCCGAGCATGCTCTTCTCGTCACATTGGAGGCACCAGTAGAGGGTGGTCTCTAAGCCCATGAATGTAATGACCTTGCTCTTGAAGGGCAGGTTGTGGATAAGACAGCCAGCCTCCAGCTCTGCGACTGGCGTGTTAAGGTCGAGCTTGTCTCCGTCCTTACACTTGGTTCCTCTGATATAACGCATGGTTGTCTCTCCTTACTTGAGGCAGTATTCAACGAAGCGGGCGATGTCAAACCGAACGTCAGCCGCGCTGAACTCATAGGCCAGTACCTTCACGGCCTCTCCGACGTGGAACTTACCGGCGCTTGGCGTGCGGTGCATAGCACGGTTGAGTGCTTCAGCTATCCTGTCATAGTCAGGTTGTGTCAGCATTGTCTCTCCTCTTGAGGGTGCCGCTGCCGTACAGCTTACCTAAGCGGCAGCGGTCATCCCAACTTAGGATGCCTTCGATGTAGTCGCGCTAGATGCGGGTGTCTGGGCCTTCGGCTGGCGAACCGCCAGTGTTACGGCGACGCCTGTACTTGCGGCGGGTCGAGGGATAGTTCGGTCGGCCTACCATAGCACGCCTCTCTTCCTCAGACATGCCTCACACCACCACCAGCCTATCCCCGATTTATCCTCAACCAGACCCTTGACAAGATATAGATACCCACTTAATGGCTCTCCATTTACTGTCATAGGGGCATCAAGGCACCAGGTGTCGATATGCTTGTCGTCGTAGCCCACAGATACTGCCCTGCGTTGGACTATCTCTATCATAGCTTAGCGTAGGTACGCCACCACTTGTAGTGGATACCGTCGTAGCCACGATGACGTGCTTCCTTAGCTAGTGCCTTGTCGAGCACATAGAAGCAGGCGTGATAAGCGGCCCATCTCTTCTTGTGGCTGACTGTCTTACGTTGGGGGTCACGTGGCAGGGCATCACGCATGGCTTGCATCTTACTCAAAGCTATACGCTCGCCCCACTCTTGGGCGAGAGCGATAGGGTTGGACGCAGAGTATAGGCGCTTGAACTCTACCACTCGACACTCAACCACATCCCCGTAATCACCTGCATCCTGCCTGTCAGTGGTGTAGAAGCGGCCAGCTCTAACCTGCCTGGCTCTGGTCTGGTCGTCACGTATGCCCTTGAAAAGCACGACTTCCATCACTTACCTCCTAGTTACCATAGGCCATGACGAGGGCTATCATCCATACCCATCCTAGTATAGCGACGGTAACTCCAACGTACACCACTAGATAGCGCAGTAACGAGCGTACTCCTTCACTCATGGCCCGAACGGATGGTCTATCCCATCACCCTTGCTCCGGTCAGATGGCTTGCGCTTCTCTAGTTGGTCGAGAACCTTAGCCATACCGAGTACGTCCTTCGCCTCTTTCACCAGCGCAAGGACTTGGATGCGTTGGGCTGTGAGTCTGATGTTAGACGCCAGATAGCCAAGCATGAACATCACTATGCCTATGAATATCGCTTCCCACATTGGTTAGCTCCTTAGCGGCCATGCTATGCCGCATTGACGTAGAAACTCTTGGTCACTCTTGTGATGTTCGATGAATAGCAGCTCATCATCTAGCTCCGTAGCTAGGCGGCGCTGCCTGTCTAGCTCACGCTGAAGCATACCCTCAAAGTCAAGCATGTTAGTACCTCTCGACCCCATCGTATCTGCTGAACGCCTTGTTGCCTCTGATGGTGTTCATAAACTTACCCCTATTGAAGCGGGGGTTTAAGACTTTAAGCACATCCATGCAAATGTCTGTGGCTCGTTGGATGGCCTCAATCTCATCACAAGCACAGTCACGTCTCGCTCTGAAGGCTTTGGCGAGTATACTGAAATCCTTACTTGTCATACCTAATCTCCTCTCTTGGTATAGTCCTGCTGTCCTCACTCTAGGTGAGGAGATAGTGAGGGCCATCGGTGTCTAACCCAGCAGGTTAGCTCTTTCAGCGGCGGATACCACTGACCGTAGCCCTCTAAATTCATGTGACTGGAGTGACCTTATCGGTTCTCTCGGACAGCCACGGAACCCACAGTATGCACTAGCCTTGACTCATGGGGCGCTCGGCATCTCTAAGAGAATCTCTTTACCAGCGCCTAGCCTATCCCTGCTCTTGCCTTAGTCAGTTCGCCTCACTTGCGGAGTGCTCTACTAAGGCGTGCTTGCTACCTGTTAGGTAGCTTGCGGGATGCTATACTCGGCTAGCCCGTCTTGTGGTGTGCTGAGCTAGACATAGCTGATTAAGTGGCGCTCAGGTTTGGGCCTACCCGTAGCATGCGTTGCACAGCCTTGAAGTTGTTGGCTACTCTCGGAGTGAGGGTGCAACAGTCTAACTTGAGGATGTTCAGTAGGTCGTCCGGTCAGTCTGTCCACGGCTACCACACTAGCTTAGCTTGTTGGAGTAGGGTGGGTAGGCTGCCTGCTGGAGTACGGCTACCGTGCCGGTGTCTGTGATAGTGAGGCTAGGTCACTAGCATAGCTTACTTGAGTAGCTTTCACCTCGCTTGCTACCCTTAGCCTATCAGATGTTTCCGGTTATGGCCCTATCTCTCTCGCCGCGTTTTCTCTCGCGGCTTTTCCGACTTTACCAGAAAAAAATCGTTTGTCAAGTGTTTTCTTCGGCCATCAACGTGCTCGGCAAGCATTTCAGTGGCCGTTTGTGATTTGGTATGGCAAATGCTTGGGCAAGCAATTCGATGGCCGTTGACTGACCGGAGCAATAGATGCACGCCTAGCACGTTGAGGGCCATAGTGGGTGAGCTAAATGACTCATACGATTATGCTTGACTCACTAGAATCTTATGGTAAGCTACGCTTGTTGTAAATCTACTCGACGGAAGGTGACACAGTGACTAACGCAGAACAGAAGATGCAAAGGTTGGAACGGGAGAACGAGAAGTTGCGGGAGAAACTGGCCGCCAAGAGTAACATTCGATTCAAGGTGGCGGCTAAAGGTGGCGTCTCAGTGTACGGCTTGAATAGCCGTTTCCCTGTGACGCTGTACGCGCAACAGTGGACGCGCTTGCTTGCTGCGAGCAAGTCCATCGAAGAGTTTATCGAAGTCAACCGTGATAAGTTGGCTTGGAAAGACTCCGAGTAGCCCAGCATCCGGCGCATCTATACGGTGCGTCGGCTGAAGTGCTAGGAGAGTGATAATGGCCTATGAAATGAAATTGCGGTTGATGTGTTGGACTCACCAGATGCAAGCGGTTGTGCGGCGTGCGGTCAAGGGAAAGCACGCGGGGGAGTATAAGCTGGCGTGCGGATGCTGGCGCGGTGCGACGATGCCGGACTCACGGTTGACTGAGCTACCTACCTAGTCTATAGCCCGGTGCTAGTACAGACCGGGCTTTTTCTTGTCTGTTCCTTATATGTAGGCAGCCTACCTATAGCCAGCCTGTCTCCTTATTTAGAATTATTCTAAAACTAATTCCATTGTACGCAATTTAGAATTATACTTAGACTAATTCCAAATAAGCAGTTGCAACTCAGTTGCATGTTTACAAGTGCGTTACATTTAAGTTTCATAGAATCAATAACATAGGGGTGTACCGCACATTGCGTTACATCGGGAAGGGGGGTAGGGGGGTTGATGTAAAAGGGCCCTTTGCAGGGAGTCTCCAGTGAGTCTCCTGCTGGTCTCCTAGCCCCTTGACAGCCCCTGCCCCGGTATGCTATACTACTTCTAGGCGCTGTTTGCCGTCTCCACTGGCAGGGTGCGAGTTTTGGGCTGTTGCTCCCGCCTACTGCGCCGCGCTGGGTACGACACCACCCGTGAGTGGTTCCTCTCTGCGTCCAGCTATATGCGTAAGCCGACAGCCGTTGGTGAAATAGCGTAGTCAAGCAGCAGCCCATGTTTTCTGAAAGGAGATGAATAGAATGATTGTCCACAAGAACTGTAATGGTCTCGTTGCGTCCATTCGCTACTGCGAGCAGCCTTTAGACTTGAAGAATCTCAGCCCCCTAGTCTGTCTCACCTGTAGAGTCATCGTCAAGGACACTGACATAGAAGGAACCGAATTAGTGACAAGACCAGATTTCATAGCACCTTTGTTTCACAAGGAGTAATACATGACTGACATAACTGTCAACCCTATGGTCATCACTGGCACCCAAGCCTCCGTGACCTCCCTTGCCCGCCCCATCTGGGTCAAGAAGGTCTACTGGTTCAACCCCGTCACTTCCGGCGACGACTTCAAAATCACTGACGGTGACGATGCCAATGTCCTTCTAGAGGGGCAGTCCGAAGCGAACAACCAATCACAGAACTTCGACTTCGACCCACCCGCTCTCTGGAAGAACTTTAAGACTACCGTGCTAGGAAGCGGCACTCTCTACATCTACCACTAAGGAGAACTAATGGCTTCTGGCGATACCCTTCTAATCTTCCGTCCACAGGACAACGAACCTGTCGCGTCAGATTTTGCTACGCTAGACACTCGCAATCTGCATCCAGTCTTAGACTTCGATGCCACGACAAACGAGAGTGCTGTGTTCAGCGCCGTCATGCCCCGCTCCTACGCAGCCACCACCGGCTTGACAGTCTTTCTCCACTACGCCCTAACCTCAGCCACGTCGGGCACCATTGATTGGGATGTGGCCTTCGAGCGGATTGGCGACCAGCAGCTAGATATAGACGGGGATAGTTTTGCGGCTGTCAATAGCGTGGACAACACTACTGTTCCAGGTACTACTGGACTTGTAGATATTGTTAGCATCACTTTCACTGATGGAGCTGACATGGATTCAGTAGCCGTAGGTGAGGGCTTCCGCATGAAGGTCACGCGAGACGCTGCTAACGATGATGCAACCGGCGATGGTGAACTTCGCTTCATTGAAATAAAGGAAACCTAGTGGCAAGAGATTTTGATGGTACTACAGGAGACTTTCTAAGGAATGAAACTGCTCCCTCTGCCGACATGCCTTTCACAATCTGCGGCTGGTTCAATGCAGATAATATTTCTGTCGAAAGCACTATAGCTGGCTGCACCGACTCTGCTTCTAGTGGCGATTACGCAGTATTAGAGTTCTTGGCAACCGGTGCTATTCGTGCCTTGGTCGTTAATCCGGGGGTAGGTTCAGCGGCTGCCTCTACCACTGCCAATGTCAGCGCAGGCGACCATCATGGCTGTGCCGTCTTTGCAACCAGCACTGACCGTCGGGTGTATCTGGACGGTGGTAACAAGGGAACCAGCACTGGCAGCGTAGCAACAACCGGAATTAACCGTTTCTTCATCGGCTTGCAGGATGTAGTTGGTGGTGCAGGACAGCGCTTTGGTCTTGATGGACGCATCTGGGAGGCGGCTGTTTGGACGGCAAGCCTAACTGATGCTGAAGTTGCAATTCTGGCTTTGGGATATTCTCCCCGGTTTGTTCGTCCAGCAAGTCTAGTAAGATATTGGCCTATCATTGGACGCACAAGCCCGGAAATAGACCTAATGAGCGGAAGTGATATGACGGTTACAGGAACAGCAGTAGCTGCTCATTCAGCCATGATTTATCCCACCCAAGTAATCACAGGATTCGATACTGCGGCAGTCCCACCTGCTGGGATTTCTATTCCAGTTGTTTATCATCACAGACAAAGGAATTTCTAAATGGGTTTCGGCGGACTATTAAGACAGTCAACGGCAGTTGATGTATTGATTGGGCCCTTCGTAGATTCTACTGACGGCGACACGGAAGAAGCCGCTCTAACTATCAACCGGGCTGACGTGTTGCTTTCAAAGAATGGACAAGGAGCCGTGCAGAAGACTGATGTCACTGCTGCTGCCTCTGATGCTGATGGATTCTACAACTGTGAACTGGACGCAACCGACACAGATACAGTAGGCCAGCTTGTATTATACGTTCATGTGGCCGGGGCCTTAGCTGTCCGCCATGATTTCCAGATAGTAGAAGAGGAACCCTACGACGACATCTTCGCTGCTTCAGCCGTGGGCTACCTCAAGCCTACCACAGCAGGCCGTGACCTCGACGTGACAGCGGCGGGAGAGGCAGGAATCGACCTTGACAATACCTCAGGTACTATCGCTGCCGCACAAATCGCCACCGACGCCATCACCGCCGCGAAGATTGCTGCCGATGCGGGTGTGGAAATCGCTCAAGCCGTTTGGGATAGAGTCCTTACTGGAGCTACCCATAACATCGCTAGCTCTGCTGGCCGTAGACTCCGGGGTATTCAAGAATTCCAAGGCTACGCAAACGGCGCGATTTGGATTGACACCGTTGACGGCACAGCGGGCACTACAGACTTTGAAAATGGTACGGTTGAAAATCCCGTAGACAGTATTGCCGATGCAAATACACTAGCCGCCTCACTCAATATCGAACGGTTCGAGCTCGCTCCTGGTAGTTCTATCACGCTTGGAGCTGCACAGAACAACCAGTCATTCAACGGACGGAATTGGACTCTTGTACTAAACGGTAAAGACATCGCAGGGAGTGTCTTCATAGGTGCGAGCGTCTCTGGCGTAGCCTCCGGCACTGGTACTATCCAAATCTTCGATAAGTGTATCCTGAACGCCGTGTCACATATCAAAGACACCCATCTTATGGAGTGTGGCATCGCAGGGACACAAACAATCGCTGAAGCGGGAGACTACTTCACAGACCGCTGTCACTCGGCGATTGCTGGAACTGCTACGCCCGCGTGGGACTTTGGCGGCGCGTTAAACTCCTCGAATCTCGGTTTCCGAAACTATAGTGGTGGGATTGAGATTCAGAACATGGGCGCTGGGACAGGCTCCTACACCATGTCTCTTGAAGGCCGTGGGCAGCTCGTCATCAACGCGAACTGCTCCGCAACCTCCACCGTAACGATTCGTGGGCTCTTCACTGTCACCGACAACGCAAGTGGGGCAGTCACTCTAAGCGATGTCGCTCGCTTCGCGGAAGACCAGAATGTCACAGACGTTACAGGCAACGTAGACGGCTCCGTCGCCACCATTGGTACTGGTGGTGTGATTGATGGCGCTATTGCTGCTGCCGAACTCCTCAACATCGCCGACGCTTGTCTAGACCGTCGCCTCGACCTCGGCACAGATACAGGCGGCGATACCACAACCAGCCGCACATGGCGCGACGCTCTACGTGTCCTTCGCAACCGGGCCGATATTTCAGGTGGCACCTTGACAGTCTACGAAGAGGACGACACCACCGCCGCCTTTACCGCCGCCATCTCAACAGCGGCAGGCGACCCAATCGCACAGGTGAACCCGACCTAATGAAAGCACGACTTATCCAGTTTCTGTTATTCTTGCTGGCCAAACTCGGCTATAAGCCCTTTGCCTATGGCCTGTCTGACCGCCTATTAGCAGCGGCACACCAAGCAACTGCTGAGGCAGAACGGAAAGGCGGGGCAAAGTCAGGCGAGGCCAAGCGTGCCCAGGCCCTGCGAATGCTGCTGAATCTTGTCCCCGATGCGAGTCAACGTCAGATAGGGTTGGCCATTGAACTATGCCTGCCCCGATAGCTCACATTTGGAGTTGGAGCGAGGGCCCGGCTGCCGCTGCAATCACCTCCAGTTGGGTCAGCGTGCTAGTTCGTGATTCCCTGAAGACGATTCCTCTATGGCTGAGTACAGCATATGACTATTGGCGAACTTAAACTCGAACCCGAATACAAAGCCTGCACGCAGCGGGAGCAGGTCTTCCTCGATACCTACTTGACGAACGACCGCAACCCCATCGAGGCCGCCTCGGTCGCCTATGACTGTAAAGACGAGAAATCAGCCGTCAGCATTGGCCGCCGCAACCTGGCACGTGCTCCCATCGTCGCAGTCATCAGCAAGTTCGATGGTGCCAAGCCAGTGACTATCTCGGAGATATGGCTGGCCATCCGCGAGAGCATGCAGGAGACCGGCAGCGTCCGGTTCCAGGCCACCAAACTAGCCGCCCAAATGCTAGGCGTAATAGACAAGCGAGAAGGCGGCGTAGACAAAGCAGATATAACAGCACTACAGGAGTTATCGGAGAGAGAAGATGCCTAGTCATACCCCAAGTGAACGTCGTAAGCGCGCCGGAGTCCGCCGCATCCTTAGCACGCCCAAAGGCCCACGTGCCCGCCGCAAGATTGGCCGTGTGCTCGGAGAGTTCAAGCGCCGCACCCTACGCTCCAGCGCAGGCCCAAAAGTACGTAAGCGCAGCCGGGCCGTGGCCATCGCCCTTAGCGAAGCCCGCAGGAGACGCTAATGAAGTGGAAGAAACTACTTAAAGGTGTCGGGCTAGGCGGCTTAGCTGCCGCCAAGTACACGCCCTTTGCAGGCATCGCTAGTGCCCTAGAATCCTCCTTCAAGGAACAGGGCCTGCTCAAAGACCCCGCTGCCGAAGCGCGCATGCGGGAGTTACTGCTGGCCTTCGAGAAGGAAATGCTTGTGACGGACGCGGCTCGCATCGCCGACGTCAACAAGACAATACAAACGGAACTTCAGTTTGGTAACTGGTTCCAACGTGGCTGGCGACCCATGCTCGGCTACACCCTGGCTGCCTATGTCATCTCAAACTTCATCATCAACCCCTGGTTTCCTGAAGTGCCCTCCATCATCCTACCTACCGAAGTCGTGATGATACTAGGCGCGGCCATCGGCATTACAGCATGGCAACGCGGTCAGGAGAAGTTGGCAAGGTTGAAGAATGGAACTCGTTAAGCACATCCTTGAGCGTTCCTTCATCCATCTGGGCTGGGCTCCGTGGGCCATTGGCCTGTCTATCTATGGCTTTTGGCTTCTAGGCCGTTACAAGCCAGCCTGGAAGCTCCCAGTAGGGCCGTGGCGCTGGGTTGTGCCTGGGATAGTCGCTCTGTTTATTACCTTTTCACGGGAAGCCTATGACGTATGGCAAGGGGGCTGGGTAGGAAAGTCCTATATTGACTTATTGGTATGGGCTGGAAGCATGACACTTGCAGGTCTCGGACTGCGGTGGTTCGTGAGGCACTTTGACGAAAGAGCAGACTAGGCTTGAACAGAAACGGCAAGAGTGGCGGCTGCGCGCTCAGACTGACCTCTACTGGCTCGCTAAGGAGATACTAGGCTATGACCTCGTGCCGCACGTCCACCAGCCAGTGTGCGACCTTTTCGTTCACAAAGACCCGACCAAGCCCTTCGCAGACCAAGACGATGTCAAGCAACGACTGCTACTTGACCCTAGAGGACACTTCAAGACGAGCCTCGACATGTGCGACATTATTCAGTGGATTCTTTGTTTCCCTAATACTCGTATCCTCGTTATGTCTGGCACTCGTGAGTTGGCTCAGCGGATGAACAAAGAGATTAAATACCACTTCCAGTACAACCAGCTCTTCCGCGAGTTGTTCCCTGAACATTGTCCTAAGCGTAAAGTCGGCGACTTTGGCAGCGTGGACGGCATGACTACCCTAGCTCGCACTAACCTCCGCCTCCGTGAGCCTACCGTCTCCATCTCCACCATCGACTCCGTCAAAGCCGGTTCCCACTACGACATCATCAAGTGCGACGACCTAGTACACGAAAACAATGTGACTACCAAAGACCAGATAGAGAAGACCATCCAAGCCTTCCACTACACCACGCCTATTCTTGAGCCGGATGGCTACCGCGACGTGATAGGCACCCGCTACGACTTCAGCGACCTCTATGGCCACATCATGGACAATGACCCAGAATCCTGGCGCGTCCACATGCGGCCTGCCTGGCGCAAGACTAAGCTGACCGGAGCAGAGGTCGAGTATGACATCCTGTTCCCTGAACGCTTCACGCTCGCCAAGTTGAAGACTCTACAGAAGGAGAATCCCTATCTGTTCAACTGCCAGTATCTCAACAACCCCATCCCTGGCGAATCCCACCAGTTCCCTGAGAAGCTGATGCGCGACCACTTCATGCCTTTCTCCGGTATGCCCAAGCCCGACAAGGACAAAGACCTGGACTTCCGCACCTTCGTCTGCTGGGACTTAGGCTTCTCTACCGGCATCCGCGCCGACTACACAGTCGGGGCTGTAGGAGCCTTTGATTGGGAGGGCCGTTTGTTCGTCCTTGACATCGTGCGTGGCCGCTACCTGCCCCACGAGCTGGTCAACGCCATCATCGCTACAGCCCGCAAATACAAGCCCGTGTTCATCGGCATCGAAGAGGCAGGCGGCGCTCGGCTCCTCTTGCCCGCCCTGGAGGCAAAGGCTCGTGAGCTTCGCATCCACCTGCCCATCCAATGGCTCAAGTTGAGCTATAAGAAGAACTCCAAGGAGTCCCGCATCGGCGCTCTCGAAGGGCTCCTACGTCAGAATAAACTCTACTTCATCAACGGCATGACGCACCAGGATGCCCTCATCGAAGAGTTCGCCCGCTTCCCCAAGTTCGTCCACGACGACATCCCCGACGCCATCGCCATGTTGGTCGAGAACTATCGTTCCAAGGTCGAAGTCCCTTATCGTGACGAAGAAGTCGAGGTCATCTCCACGCCCCACTACTCGTGGGAGCTAGGTTCTGAACTCGGCGGAGGGCTAATAGGATAATGGCGTTCCTACAAGACCAACCCGAAGCCCTCCGCGACATTCAGCCGGTCGAGGCCCAAAGCCTCTTCCCGCGCCAAGAACCTGAAGACCTGACTGCTCTCAGGTTAGTGGTGGGGGATATGAAGAAGGCTGAAGCATGGGCCAACATGTTCATGTGGCGTTTCAACCGCTACGACGACCTTTACCTCTTCCGGGTGCCGATGGCTTTCTGGGAAGGCACCACAGTCCCTCGCGCCCACCTCGGCGTTCCCCTGGTCTACGAGCACATCGAGTCGCTGCTGCCCCAGGTCATTAACACCCTCTTCCTCCAGCTTCCGCCCTTTATGAGCCGCCCTCGGCCCGGCACTAGCATGCAAGCCGCCCGCGCCAACGATGGCATCCTGGGTTGGGAACTCGACCAGACCTTCTTCCGCGAGCAAATCCGCCTGCTGGCCAAGAGCGCCCTCCTCTATGGCACTGGCATCGGCAAGTGGGGCTGGCTCACAGAGACCAAGCCCAAGGTTCGCGTCCGCAGAGTAGGTGAGCCGCCTTCTATTGAAGACCCCCTCACAGGCCGCCCCCAGCAAATCGAGACTCCCGATACGGATGACTTGGAGATAGTCGTCGAGGACGAGGTTATCAACCGTCCGACCTTCGAGGCGCTTGACCTCCGCCACGTATTCGTTGACCCTGGCCTACGTCTGCCTGACGTTCGTAAAGCCAAGTACGCCATCCACCAAGCCTACATGACCATTCGGCAGCTTGACGCGCTACGCGATGTGGAAGGCTATGACATCCCTGACCAGAAGCGGCTAGTCAGTTTCTTCTTCCCTCCGAAGGAGGAAGCTATCCACTCCCTGGCGAGCCAGACCACGGGCGGCTCTCTGGCCTCCTTCACCAAGGAGTTCGAGCCTGCCAAGGTCGAGGAAGACACGTCGGTCAACCCCCTAGAACACCCATTGGAGGTGCTGGAATACTGGTCGAAGGATAGAGTAGTGACTGTCCTTCAGCGCAAGCTGGTGCTCCGGTCAGAACGCAACGAATTCAACGTCATCCCCTTCGTCTCCACTGTCTACAGCGACGTACCCAACCAATTCTATGGCATCGGCGTCACCCAACTGATTGGCCCCGAACAGCGTCTCCAACAGGGCGTCATCAATGCCCGGCTCGATGACTTGTCCCTGATGATGAACGGCATGTTCATCCGCGTCCGTGGAGCCAATACCCCCACTCAGCAAATCCGTGTTCGCCCCGGCGGAGTCATCGACAGCGACCAGAAAGACGGCGTGACTCCCATTGACCGGAAGCCCGCCGTACCTGAATCATTCGCGGAGATAGACGCCAGCGACAAGCGAGCCCAGCGCCGCACCGGAGCCAACGAGCTTGTCGTGCAGGGCACCATCCCGTCCAGTGGTTCAACCTTCGGGCGCACCGCCACAGGCATCAATGCATTGTCGGCTGGCGCGGGCACGCGCATCCAATACTTCATCGAGAACTTGGCCGACCAAGTCTATGTGCCCGTCCTACGAGCCTTTACCGAGATGAACCGCACCCGCCTGGTGCCAAGCCAAATCCAGCGCGTCCTCAGCGAGGAGCTGGCCATCCAGTACGAGGGCGATGCTCTTGACATCCTGAATGGCCGGTTCGAGTTCGAGATACTGGCGGCGGGCAAACTCCAAGCCCGTTCCAGCATGGCTCAGTCTCTGCCTTTGCTGTTCCAATTCATCACCAATGAGCCGGTCATCGCCGCGCTTGCCGAGCAGGGCCGCAAGGTGAACTTTGCCGAGCTGGTCAATATGGTCTTCGACGTGAGTGGCTGGCCGAACAAGACCGACGTGATAGTGGCCATGACGCCTCAAGAGCAGCAGCGACGGCTGATGAGTACTCCCGCCGTGGCCCAGCAGGCCCTGGCCCAGCAGAAGGCTCAGCTAAAGGCTGACGACGCTGAGAAGAAGCTGGAAGGCCAAGCTGGAAGAGACATTCTGAAAGCGATAATCGAAGAGGAGGGCGCACGTGGAGCCGCAGAGTCAGCAGGATAAAGAGCTAATCAAACTGTTCGAGCGAGGCAAATACCTCTATGACTTGACTTTCTCACCGGGTTGGGACGTACTCCTAGACATGATGGAGACCATCGTAGCCGAGTCCGAAGCCAACCTCTTCAACTCCACCAGCTCCGACCCCCAGGTCATCGTGGCCTACCAAAAGCGGGCCAATGCCTACCGGGCGTTCTTCCACCGCTTCCAACTTGATGTAAATGAAGCAATTAGGGTCGCCCGTGAAGTTCCCTTAGCCGCCACAAAGACCCCACTGCCGGGCGCTGACGAAGGACTTGACACAGGCCCCAAAGATGTGGTATACTAACTTAGTAGGCGGTTGCTCTCCCCATTTGGAGGACACTAGATGAGGTGGAAGATTTACAACTTGGCATTTAGAGTATTCGGTCGTACACCACTTTGGCCAAGACTTGGCCATATGATTTGGCGTTAAGAACAAACCTATCGGATTGATAAGGAGATAAGATGTCGGATTTCGGATTGAGTTCTGAATTGGACGTGTTTGATGCTCAGGTGGAGAAAGCTGCTGCGGCACTCCCAGCGGACGAGCCTAAGAAGTTCGTCAAAGAGATTGACCTCGGCGATGGTAGTGGTGTCCAGAAGTTTGAAGCTGACACCGAGGCCGAGTTGATTGACAAGTTGGTCGAGGCTCAGACCAATGCTACCAAAGAGATTAGAAAGCTGCAACGAGCCAAGCCCCGCGTTCGACCTCAGAAGCGAGAGCGCGTGAATGAGCCTGAGCGACCCTACGCCGAGCCCATCCAGGTATCGGCACAGGATGACCTAGACTTCGCGTCCGGGTTGAGCGTTAATCCCAGCAAGGTGTTTGGTCGCTTGTTCGAGGCTAGCACGGGAATCAAACTCGCTGACCTGAGAGCAACCTCTGAGAAGGTCGGCGAGATTAGCTCCGCGATGGAAGAGCAGGCTGGCGCGCAATCATTCATAAGCGCTACGCCGGAGTTTCTGCCTAGCAAGGCGAACTCGGATGCTCTACTTGGAATTTTGGAAGATGAGGAACTGCCGGTAACACAGCAGAACCTCTCTTACGCATATCAGCAGGCACTCGACGGCGCATTGCTTGAGCTGCCCGCTGCCCCTAAACCGGAACCTAAGCCGCAAGCTGAGGGGACGGTTACGAAGGTGAAACGCACACAAACCGGCTTGTCCGGCGCTGATGCAGGTCAAAAGCCTGTACCAGAAGCTGAGCAAGCGGGGGCGTTGCCTGACGTGAATAAGTTGCTCGAAGGCGACTTGGAAACAGCTCGTGAGCGCATTGTCCGCGAGATGCAACGCCAACGTCAACCCGCCGCTTAAACCTAGCTATTACTCTATCATAGAGGTTTAACCAAATGGCTTATCAGCCTGCTTCTGTTCAAACTGGTACTGCTAGCCTGACTCACCTGGCTACTGTATGGTATGACAAAGTCGCAGTTGAAAACCTGAAGGCTAACCTGCCCTTCGTTGCCGCCACCTCTCGGCGTAAGCTGCCTAACCGCAGCGGCAAGACCATTCAGATGTTCTCATACAGTCTGTTGGCTGCCAACACTACGCCTGGTTCTGAAGGCACCGTTGGAGTGGGAATCGCCCCCACCACCGTCAACCGTTCCGCGACGGTCGAACAGTACTTTGACTTTATGTCCTTCTCGGACATTCTGGACGAGACTGCCATCGACCCCATCGTGGAGAACTCCGCTGCCGAGATGGGCTATCGTGCCGCTCTCACGGCTAATACCCTGGCTCGGTCAGAGTTCGAGACTACCGCCTCCCAAACTGGCGGACGGATTGACTTGTCCGACAACGAGTTCATGTCCGGCTCAATCGTCAGACAGGCCGAAATGGACTTGCGCTCGGACGATGTTCGTCCCGGTTCGGGTGGGCTCTTCATGGGAATCATCCACCCCTTCGCAGCCTTTGACCTGTTGAACGACAATACCGCTGGTAGTGTCGGAGACGTGTTGAAGCGCAGTGAGTCGGGTGCCCGTGAGTTGCAACGTGGCATTCAGGGCTTTCGTGTGACTGAGTTTGCTGGTGTTCGTTTCATTGAGACTACCACCACTGGCTCAACCGCCGCCTTCCCCTCCGGGGCAAAAGTCGGCTATCATACCTACGTCATCGGTCAGGACGCAGTCTTCACCGTTTCGCTTGGCTCGACTGAGATTCCGCAAGACCGGAACTTCCGTCTGTCCGTCAAGCGTTGGTCGCCGACTGTCGCCGACCCTGCTGGTGTCATCGGTGCGTCAATCGCATACAACTTCCGGTTCACTGCTCTTAGACCGCCGGGTTCGACGATTCGTCTACGTCAGATTCGCTCCGAAACCAGCATCACCTAGTTCGTAGTTTGCCACCATGCTCGTAGGCACAACTGAGCAAGTTAAGCGAATCGCTGGCCGCGAAGCTCTCGCAAGGAGCTTTGAGGACACTGACCGCCAACTTGCTCAGCACCGCCTACCTGAGCAGGACGATTGGAAAGAGTGCGAACGCCGCCTGGGTCGTGGCATGACGCACGTCGCTCTCTTCAATTACGTCCGCAAATACATCCATAGTGTGGTCATGGAGACCAGCTTCAACGACCCTGCCGTAGCTGGCTTCTACTCACACGACACTCGTGGCAAACGCTACCTGGTGGCATTCAATACCGGGTTCTTGCCTGAGTGGAGCATCATCACAACCGACCGAGCCGACCTCCCCTGTAAGGAGCGTCGCGGTTGGCGCACGGTTCTTCTGCATCTACTGAAGCGGAGGGCCATCACCTTCAGTCAAGTCAGTGAGATAGTCCGCACACATTACGGCTATACACCGGCTGACTGGAACAAGTATTGGCACTATCATGTGTCAGACTTCAAATAGGAGAAACATAAATGCCTAATGCTAACACATTTGCTGTTGCTCAGCAGTTCGGTGGCAACTCTGGCCAAGGCGCTTCGTCTACAGCAGAGTTTCAGTTTGCTGACGGTCAATCTACCGCTGTTCGTTTGCAACTATTGCTGCCTCCACAGTCTGTGGATGGAGCACGGTTGTTCCGCGTCAAGGCGGGTGGGCGTGTGACTGGTGGAACTACCACCAACTTCACCGTCCGTCTCGACCATGGCAAGTCGTCCACCATCGGCTCCAACACCACGATTGAACAGTCGGCAACTCAGGCTGTTGATAGCGAGGACGCTGCTTGGTACATCGAAGCAATCCTCCAGACTGACAAGACCGAACAAGACCTGCATGGTGTGGGTCTCAGCATTCTCAACTCAGCCATTACAACCTATGCGGTGCTTAATGCATTCCCGACTAGCGTTGACCCGGCTGCGGAGATTCCCTTCACCGTGACTGGTCAGTTCTCGGCGTCGGATTCGGGTAGCTTCGCTATCTGCGACTACCTTGAAGCCGAAGCCCTGTAGTACAAATCTAACTAACTACCTGGGTCGGTAGACTCTGACCCTATAGGAGTATCTCAATGTCCGTAGCATCTACAAGTAAAGGCAGGCACTTTAAGTTCGAGAAACCGGCTTTCGGTGTCTACCTCACCGGAGCCTTCGGGGCTCAGAAAGCATTTTACGTTAAGGGGCACAAATCCAGTGCCGCCAACAACCTCGTTCGGGTGGACGACAATACCCGCTCGCTGGCTGGTGGCGCACGCACGATGGATGTGACCTGTAAGCAGACTGCCAACGTCCTGACTGGCACGAACACTGCACTTCGCGCCAGCGGCGAGAATGGCGTAGCCTCCATGACCGGCACTGTCCAGGGCTTTGATGCCCGCGCTGCCAACCGTGAAGCCTCATCCAGTGGCACCATTATGGGAGCCACTCTACAAGCCCTAGCCAAAGGTAAAACTATCGGCACCATCCGTGGCGTTGAAGTCATCTCTGACAACACGGAAGGCACCGGCACCCTGACCACTCAGGTTGGTGCTCGCATCCGTGTGATTGGTGCTGGCGTCGTGACCAACGGGCCGTGGGGCGTGCAAATCGTCAATGACTCAGAGTCCGCGCTAGCGGCGGCCAAGCCTCTCAAGGCGTTCATCCGCTGCGAGAGCGCCACAACCACCACCGTCAATAGCTGCATCATCGACGCAACAGATTGTCGTTTGACCGGAGCAGCCTTGTTCAGCGTCAGCTTGACAGCAAAAGACGCTGTCCTGATTTACTTTAAGGACTTTGATGGGACTGCCCACGCGGTCGTGGTTCAGGATAGCGACAACACACTGAAAGTCCGCTAAAAGGAGGCCCCGATGCGTCGGTTGGTAATCTCAACAGATGGCTATACTCTTGGTGTCGAGCAGTGTGAACTGTCCGGCCTTGAAGTGATGTCTGTTCTATCCATTCTAACCCGGCTACTCGACGAGGGACAGTTCCCCTATCCAGGAGAACCAGTCGTTCTTGAAGTTGTCAAACCTAAAGAATCAGAAGAGGAGAACTAAATGGCTGATGAACACGCCGTTGTAATGACCCCCGACCAGCTTGAATCGCTGGTCAAAGCTGCCCGCTCTCCCATCGTGGACGAGGCTACTCTCAGGTCGAAAGAAGAATCTCGCCTACGAATGCGGGAGAAGATTGCTCAGAAGCGGCGCAATGACGAGATGAAATATGCTGCTTGTGGGCATCTGCGCGAAGACAATACCAGTCGTATGGCGTGGATGACCAACAGTGATGGTATTCGTCGTGGCGTTTGCCAGTTGTGTGGCATGGAGTGCTCTCCCTCCCACCCTGAGTACGACCGTCTCATTCGCGTTCCGACCAGAGCGCCCTACATCGTAGGGTAGGAGGTAGTCGATGGCGACTACCAAGACCCTACAGGAGACAGTGGATTGGGCACGGACGTTCACTAAGCTAGTCCCTATCGTTGGGATAGGTGGGTTCTCCAATGAGCCTGCCTTGACAATATGCAACAGTGTCATTCAGGAGATACTGTCCCCGCCCCACAAGTGGAAGTTCAACCGCGCCGAACTTACCTCCTTCATCACAATAGATGGCACTCAGGACTACGCCGAGACAGTCACAGACATGTCGTGGCTAGAGTCGTGCGTACTAGAAGATGAGGACAACACCTCTACGTCTCCACAACTCAAACCCACCCGTGAGATTGAAGCTGTCCAAGACCTACCTAAAGAAAGCCTCCGCGACAATCCTGACAAAGTTTGCATCCTTAAAGAAGCGACCACTACCACTACGCTCCGTTTCTGGAAAGTGCCCGCTACCGTAGTGTGGCGTGCATACATAGTCTATCAGAAGAAGCCAGTCACAAAGACGGCGCTGACGGGCGATTGGTCGCCGATACCTGATGACTTGGCGTGGGTTTATCAGCAGGGCTTCCTAGCGATGGCATACAAGATGGCTGATGACACGCGGGCCGAGACAGAGTACCGGAAGTTTCTCAGAGACATAGGCCGGGCGACTGCGAAGGATGAGGCTGAGCTACAACATGAAGGCTTCTTCCCTGGCCGCCCCATAATGATAGGATAATGCTATGTTCCTTCAAATCATGCTTGCAGTCCTCGGAGGGCTTTGGGTGTTGCTCATTCTAGCTATTATCCGAGGTGGCTACGAGGACTTGAAGTGGGAGCACGACAAACTCGAACGAATGAAGAAGGCTAAGCGTGAGTAAGACCCTAGAGAATGGCTCCTTCCAGGATGCCGTAGGCACGGTCGTCAATGGCGGCACGATTGAGTTCGTGCTGTCGCATGACGCTATGATAATTGCTGGTGGGCAGGTGGCTCCTACGAGAGTGTCAGCCACCTTGGACTCCAGCGGCGATATGCCTTCCGCGTTCACCATCCTCGCCAACGACGAACTTACACCCACAGGCACTTTCTATCTGACCACGGTATTCGACTCTAATGGGGCGAGAGTGTTTGGGCCGGAGCGTTGGGTATTCAGTGGCGCTTCGCCGATTGACCTCGACACCATGACGCCTACCATCGTAGACCCTGCCTTTGCCGACCCCATCCTTAGTAATCCTGTCGCTGCCCAAGCAGTCGCCGACTTTAATCTCGCAGTTCCCATTCTGAATAACGTCAGGGTAGTAGACGGTACTAAATTCACCACGATTCAAGCGGCTATCGACGACCTGCCTACTTCTACCACGTCAGAGACAGCGTTGGGAGCTGGCGGGGGGATTGTCTACGCCCCTCCCGGCATCTATAGCGAATCCATTACTCTGCGGTCGAACGTGCAGGTAATTGGTGCGGGAGAAAGTACAGTCATTCGCGCTACAGGTGCAGGTGTCAACATTGTTACTACTGTAGTAGATTCTGTTCGTGGGGGGCTCTCGAATTGTACTCTCGACGGCAATTCTTTAGCTAGTGTAATCGGTTTGGATGTCCACTCTCACCAGCAGGGCTCTTTCAATAACTTGCGACTCGTGCGCGGCGGCACTACTAGCATTGCCATACGACTTCGAGCCACTGAGGCGACAGGTACTATCGATAACGTGACGCACAACCAATTCCGCGACATTGAAATTTTTACTTTTACCGTCGGGATTGAACTAGATGGGGCCTCTTCTAATGCGGTAGTTACCCTCAACACATTTGATTCAGTCCTCTTGGATGTGCCGGGCGACCCATACGCTATTGATTTTGTGAAAAATGCGGACACTAACCGCTTCGACAATATACGTATCGGTATTACAGGCGGTTTTGATGGAATTGCCTTTAACAGTGCCACCCCTACCGCTGCGAATGGGGTTGGATGGAATACCTTTACCAACCTCACAGTAGAAGAATTTGGCGCAGGGACATCCATCGCACTTACGTTTAACGATACAAATGACAATACTATCCGTGGACTCGTGGCTACGTCTAGCGGCGGGACGATGACGACTATTAGCTCGAACGGCTTTGGTAGTGGTCAGTTTGTAGAACATTTGAATGCGGCGGGGAGCCCGCCCGAACGCTGGCGGATATGGAATAATCGAGCGATATACTTCCGCAATGCCGCCGATAACGCGGATGTCCACGGGCTATCGCTAAACACTAGTGACACTCTTGTTGTTGGTCAATCTGACAAACAAACAACTATAGATAGTGCTTTGGTGGTGACAGGAACCTCCTTCATCACGCCACTTGAAGGGTCTGCCTCCAACGTGCCGCATTGGATTTTGAAGGTAGTAGACTTTGGCGATATGACCGCTGGGGCTACAGCGGACACATTCGCCCTCTGGACGCTTCCAGCCAATACTATGATTCACGATGTTGTAGGTACAGTAGTGACTGGGTGGTCAGGTGGTTCCATCTCAGCCGCAGTTGCTTCAGTCGGTACGAATGGCGGGGCGGCCAATGACCTGACATTGGACGACGACTTCTTCTCTACTGGAACCCGCTATGAACTGCACGATGCCACGGCAAGCGGAGGCAAAGGCGCTCTACTCTTTGATGCCACTGACAAGTTTGCGCCCTACATGGCGGTGGCTGCTGCGACAGTTGAACTTCAAATGGATTTGACTGGTGATAACCACGCCAATGCTACGGCGGGACAAGCTCGTATCTATGCGCTCGTTTCACTACCCTTACAAAACATCTCCTCTGAAGCTAACTAAATGCCTCCGATAGTTCCCATTGAGCCTATCTACATTAGCAACTTTTCTATCGGGCTCTGGTCGAATCGTTCGCCATTCTCCCTGCCAGGTGGCAACCCCTCGGCCTTGCTAGATGGTCTCAACTGTGAGATTACTCCACAGCACACTGTCAAACGCCGCGCCGGGTATGAGGCCTTAATTAGTACTGACTTAGCGGCGGGCGAGAAAGCCCAGCGGTTCTTTTCGTTCCGACAACTGGACGACACTCTCCAGCTAGTAGTTGATGCGACAAACACGCTGCGAGCCATTGACGCGGAGGCAAGCTCCCTCACTACTTTCTATACGCCATCGACTTTTGCTACGCCGTTTTCCTTCGCGCCCGTTGGCAGCATGCTCTACTTCGCCAACGGCAAGACAGGCGAAGAACAAAAGTGGGACGGCACAAACCAGACTCGGTGGGGCATCGTTGCTCCAACCGACACGCCAACCACGGCACAAGTCGCAGGGTCACTGACAGCCGCACGAGGATATGAATACCGTTTCGTCTACAAGAACACTAGCACTGGTCACATCAGTACAGCGTCCACAGCCTCGGCGTGTACCAACCCGTTCACCAGCAAGAAGATTAACGTGACTGGCAACTTCGGGTCTGATGGTCAGGTAGATGAGATTGAAGTTTATCGCAATGCGGACGGCGGAGGAATTTTCTTCAAGTTGGGAACACTCACGAACCCCGGCAGCGGCACCTGGACTTTTGGCGATGAAGTAGCAGACTCGGCGCTTGGCACTCTGAAGGCTCCTCTCGCTGGCCTCAACGACCCGCCTACTGATGCCATAGACAACGTGGTGTTCCACACAGGCCGCATGTGGGGCTCAGTAGACAACATAGTCTACTATAGTGGAGGCGGAGAGATACTCAATGGTGTACCGGAGGAGGCATGGTCAGCTCTCAACTTCTTCAACTTTCCCGGCAAAGTAACCGCCCTATTCCCTTTCGCCGTGGGGCTTCTGGTATTCACGGAGAGTGACCTGTTTGTGATTCGTGGCATCGACCAGACATCCTTCTTTGCGATGCCCTGGCAGAAACGGCTGGGCATCAAGAGCAATCGGGCCATTGCAGGGACGGAAGACCGAGCATTCATCTTCACCTCGTCACGTGAGTTGCTGTCGATTGCACCGGAAGAGATACGGGAGATAGGGAACCCTATCTCCGACCTACTCGCGGCTATCGACCCAGCATCCGTCGAACTGACCTTACATCGAGATGAGGCTACTGACAACAATCTCTACGTGAGTGACGGTAATAGTTTCTTCTATAAGATGGCCTTGGTAGACGAGGTATGGAGTCCGAAGGCCCTCATAATCGGAGGGCTTAAAACTCTAGGTTCGGTCGAAACGTCGGCGGGTAATTTTGACCTGGTGCTGGGCCGGGCTACCACTATCTTGAAGCGTTCCGTTACAGTGTTCACTGACGACGGCACAGCCTATGCCATGAGTATGAGTTTCGGGTCGTTTGTCATCGCACCGCCTGCTGGACTACGCGAGGTGGAAGCTATCATTCTGGAGCGAAGTTCAGGCAACACAGACTATGCAGTAGGCGTGAGGCTCAACGAAGTGGGATTGGAGTACAAGCTGATACTAGACAAAGTGAACGACCCGCCGTTGCTAGGCGCATCAGACACTGCCCGGTCTCTGCGGTACTACGTCAGGGAGATGGCGCGTCACTTGCAGGTGCAGTTGTCATTGCCTGCCGAGGACAATGGAACACAACTCTATTCCTTGACGTTGGTAGCTAAGTAAGATGCCTCTCGAACTAATCCGAGGACGTGAAATAGCTCGGCTCGACAGCTTCACCACACCTGATGCCAGAGGCGAATTTCCCACATCAAACTTTCAGCAGTTGCTCGACGACGCAATCACTACACAGTTGACCGACAGAAGCTACGTCATCCAGCCATCGCAACTTCTAACAGCGCGTGACGACGGTTCCGTAGCTGCCATAGACGTAGCTACTTTTGTGGTGCATTGGCCCGACATCCCGAAGGTTTCATATCAGGCAGCTACTATCGGCAATCTCTCATTCTCGACTGCCTACACCATTTACTTCTTAGATAGTGATAGAGATGGAACGCCGGACTCTTGCTTTTTCGCTACAACGGACGCGCTCAATCTATTAGAGGCTTCTGGCATTCTCATCCTTGGTACCATCACTACACCTGCCGATGGTGGTGGTGACGTGACGGTGGTTGATAGCATCGGAGGCGGTGGGGTCGGTGGCGGCGATAGTACAGGAGACTTAAACTCAGCCTTACTTGAGGTAGAGAACAGTTAATCATGGGAAAAAAAGACAGGGCATTACTAAGGCAAATCTCACAACAGCTATTTGGTATCTTCCAGCAACAGTTAGGTGCCCAACGCGGTCTGCTAGACTTTCTCAAGCAGCGGCTGTCATTCGTATTCGACCCTGAATTCACCGGCTTCTTGCCAGGCGAAGAGGCGGCTCTCCGCACGCAAGCCTTCGAGGAAACTACAGGTCGCTTCGATGTGGCTCGTCAGCAGATACAGTCACGCGCCGCTATCCTCGGAGGCCGTCAACTCCCCGGCGGAGCAACCATTGCCTTGCTAGGCGGTGTCGAAGCGGCAGAAGCAGAGGCCCTAGCTGGTGCTCAGCGCCAAATCAGTATCGAAGGTGGGCAGCGCAGACTGGCCAGCATCTTCAACGCAAGCTCTATCTTGCAGGGCAATGCAGCACTCCTCAACCCGGCAGCCATCTCCGGTCAGGCTGTTGGTGGAGCAGCCGCTTTAGCACAGCGTGGGCAGGGCGGGGGCCTCCTCAACTCTCTGATTGGAGCAGGAGCGGCGATTGGCAGTTCAGCTATCCTAGCTTGTTGGGTCGCCTACACTCTCTACGACAGCTACACAGCTCACTACATCCAGACCCACCTCTACCAGCATCCTCAATTCGCGGCCACCTACCAGCGCGAAGGACGAGAGTGGGCCGCCATGATTCATCAGTCCTTCCTGGCCCACATCATGCTGCGCCAAATGTTCGATACCCTACGAGAGTAGCCATGCGCCGCTTAGAGGCACTAGCAGACGCCATAGCCAAGCACACCGGCTATCATAGTCCAGACAGTGAAGCATATCAGACACGCAATCCAGGCTTGCTCAAAGCATGGTCAGTTCGCCATCCGCGCACTGACAGCGGGATTCGTGTGTTCGATAGTCACATTGACGGTTATCAGGCGCTTCTGTTTGACCTCAAAATCAAAGCTCTGGGTAAGTCTCGCTATCATCTCTCTGGTGACAGCACACTACTTGACCTTATGCGCGCTTACCAATTCCCCACCACAATGGCAGCCTTCCTAGTGAAGTTCCTCCGCCAAGCCCTGCCCGACGACGAGACGGCAGAGACCAGCCCATTGAAGTTCTTTATGGAGTCCTAATATGCCTGACCAGTTCCAACTAGCTCAAGTGCCCCTGTCCGGGGCCGAGACACTCAACCAACCTGACTTCCCCGTCCTAGAGGCCCAAGCTCCTCGTCAGCCTGGCGTGTTCGGCGGCAAACTGCTGCCTGAGCGGGGCCTACTGGCCAACATCCTAGTCGCTGGTCTGCTCGGCTTGTCTGCCGGTGCCGGTGCCCGTACTCCCGGCCAAGCACTGGCCGGTGGGGTGGCTGCCCCCTTCCAATTCAGAATACAGCAACGCCAACGCCAGCAGCAAGAGGAACTACAGCAGGCAGAGCTAGAGGACATACGTGGACGGACAGCGGCCCGTGCGACTACCGAACTTCGTCAGGGAGACCTGCTGGAAATTGCTAAGATGAATGCGACACGGGATGAGATTCGTTTTCAGCAAGAACAGGACACCTTCCCTCTCAAAATCCAGAACATGTACGCGCAGCTCAGCCGCAACGTCGCACAAACACTGAAGGCTCAAGGCTATAAAGTCTCCAGTCCAGAGGAATTCGATGCGGCGAAAGAGAAGGGGCTACCTGCGATTACGAAGATTGTCGACGGGAAGATACAATTCTTCACCATCGACGACCCAAATAAAGTGTTGCCTGCTTACGCCGTTAAGGTTCCTGGGCAACCTGACATCAAAGTCCCATCCGCGCCCTCCCGTACCCAAGACGCCGTATTGGCTACTGAGCTGAAGAAGTCTTTTGAACGATTCAAGGCCACAATCAAAAGCGACCCCGACCTCCGACGCGAGCAACTCAACAACAAGTTCAATGCTCTTATCGAAGATGGAGACAATGACCCGGCGAAAATCTCCAGCCTCTTTATTCGCCGTCGGGGACAAGGACTCTACACTGCTGACGAGGCACGTGCGATTGGACAGCTTCTCCTTCAAGGATTCCAAATTCAAGAGACTGCCGCCCGCGCTCCCTTCAATCTCCCACCAGGGACTGGCGCACAAGACTTCGTAGGTGCAACAGCCATCCCTATCGAGAAACCGACAGACGAACAGCTACGAGACGAAGACTTCAAGGGCCTATTCCGTGAGATAAGTCCGGGAGAGTGGGTCGCTGAACTGACAGGCGATGTGCTAGACACACCAGAGAAGGTCACTGCGATGCTCCAGTTGTTAGCTAATAGTGATATTCGCGTCAAAGGCATTCCTGGTGCTGCCCCCGCTGCTGACCCCGAAAAGGAATCTCTGCGAGACTCCATCAACAGACTCACTGGTGATGCTAAACAAAAACTCATCGACGTACTAGACGAATTGAACCTTCTCAAGAAGGAAAAGCCGTAATGCCTACCCTCGCCGAACTCCAAGCGAGGCTCGGTAGTAAGCGGCCAGTCTCTAGTTTCCAAGAGCGCGTAGCTCTCATCCGTGGCGCAGGCCCACCCCTGCCGCAACGCCGTGACCTCCTCACTCTGGATGATTTGCTGGCTCGCGTCGCCGCCTCCAAGCCCGGCCCGGTCGAGCGGTTCATTGACGTGATTGGCGAAGGGTTGCTAGAGGTGGGAGCTGACATCCTTGACTTCCCAGCCCGCACCTTTCGTGGCATGCAGGCCCTCGGCGAAGGCATAGCGGTGGGTGTGGGGCTAGGCCGTGAGAAGCTCGGTCTCATACCGGAGGGAGCTGGCTTCCAGCCCACCATCTCTCCTGATGAGGCGGAGAAACGACTGACTGCTTCTGCCTTCGACGCAGTCTTTCAGCTAGGTGGGTTCGGGCTAGGGCGCTTCGGCAAGTCCGTCATTCTCAGGGGCCTGCCTAAAGCCACCAGCCGCGCCGCCTCCGCTTTCAACTTCGCAGCCGAGGGTGCTGTGGAAGGCGTGACTGCCGGGCTCTCTCCGTTCTTCGTAGACCGCAACGACCCCGTCTCCATCTCAAGCCGCCTCGCCACAGCCGCTGAGTTCGGCGTGTTCGGTGCCGTCACCCGTCCTGCCATAGCCGGACTCACTAAGGTCTTCACGCCGGACGCCTCCAAGTTCCGCAAGTCCATCCAGCTCGGCCTTAACAAACTCAACACCGGCCAGTTCCTCCGCAACATCGTGCCTCAAGTTCGCCGTCGCCTTCTCAAGACCGCCGACACTTTCAACGCGGCTACCGACGACATCATGGTGCGTGTGGACGCTCGCATCGTGGCACGCGAGGCCGAGTTGGGGCTGAGGGGCCAGCGACTGTCTGGTGCCGCCCGCAACTCTTTTCAGAAGAAAGCTATCGGTGAGGAGATGGAGTTGGTCGGGCCGGAGTTGCAGCAAGTCCTCTTGGAAGAGCTGTCCTACGTCGCGGCGGTCGATAGGCGAGTCATCAGCCTACTAGCAGGGCCACTGAAGGGCAAGGCCCGGCAGAAAGGCCGTGAGGAGCTAGCTCGTAAGTTCAAGAAACCCATCTCTCAAGTCAAACTAGGAGTGGAGGGCTTCAACATCGACACCTTCCGCAAGCTCCTCGCCAACAACAACCGACTGCGCGATGCCCTCCGTGATGGCCAACTGCGCTTCGATTCCTTCAATCACATACGGGGCGTGGCCAACGAACTTAATGCTTTCGGGAAAGAGTCCGTCCTTGCTCTACGCAACAGTACCTCGCCCAGCCCACTCCAGACTCTCAAGGAAGCTATGGCCCTTCCTATTACTGGCAAGAACTTCAAGCCTGCCATTCTCACTTTCCGCAACAACCTCTTCGGCTATCTCTCTCTCGCCCAGGACAGCATCGGCAACGTCCTGCACGCCGGTACTGACCTTGCTGCTCGCGGCGTGGCCGACTCAGTCGATGTGCTCTTGGGGAACGTAACCAAAGCCACTAGGCTCAGCGCCGTCATCAACTCTGTTCGCAACAAGAAACTTGTCCAAGAGTTTGCGAAGGCCAACACCAGAGGCATCTTCGTGGCTGGTGAGGCTGTGGGCCGAGACCCCGCCCTATCCATGCCGGAGAGAGTTCTAGACATCGTGCTGTTCGGGGGATTGAAAGGAAAGGGTGTGGTGGACAGTTTCTTCCGACGCTATGCAGCTCGCGTTAAGCTCTTCGACGAGGCTTATGCTGCCGCCCAAAAAGTGGGGGTCAGCGGAGTTGAGAGGGAACTCTTCGTTCGCAACTTCCTAGCCGACCTACCAGCAGGCACTCAGGCCCGTGTGGTAGACTTCGCCAACAGAGCCGCTTTCATCGTGCCCCGTGGCGCTCGCTTCACAGCCATAGCTGACCACCCCGCTGCCCAACTCTTCATCTCGCCCTTCATCCGCTTCGGTGCCGCATGGGCAGAGTTCATGGCCGAGTTCATACCCGTCCTAGGAACTGTCCAGACGGTTCGACGCGGCGTGCAGACCGGGCTGATGCCCCTCGACATCCTAGCCCAAGCGATGGCCCGGCAACTGTCAGGAGCCGGGATGATACTCGCAGTTGACAAACTCTTCTATGACAACCTTGACTTTAGCGGCTTTGGCGTCAAATATACTGACCCTGCCAGTGGCCGCCAGACTATCCTACCCTCTCCGTTCACCGACATTGTCTTCCTAACCGCACTGACTAAAGGAGACTTCGAGAAAGCAACGGCAGCTCTAGAAGTTAGTGGTCTGACTTTCCTCGGCGGTGGGCTGCTTGGCCCTCTCCCACTCCAAATTCTCCAGCCCGGCAAGCCTGTCAATATGAGGACTATTGCTAGGGACACCGACCGAGTCTTTCAAAACCTATTTCCTGGCCGCGCAATGTTCGCTATTCTGAATGATATGATGACTGACCACAGAGAGGAGCCCTTCACAGAAGAAGGCACATTCATACCTGGCTTGACCCTATTCCCCGGCATCACAGGCCGAGCCAGGTTGCGCCCAGGCGGCGAGGAATCCTCCCTCAAGAAACTCATGTTCACCGACCTCGACGTGCCTCGCTCTTTCGGCAGCATCGTAACAGTCAAAGACCTCAACGCCACCGAGCGCTTCCTCGACTTCATGCGTGTCCGCACAGGCCGCACTCCTAACCTAGTCGAGTTCTCCGCCAGCATCGACCTTCGCACGCGAGACGGCATCGGCGTAGTAGTGCCGACCGACATGCTGGACGACCGAGTCAAGCGATTCTACATCCGTAAGCGCGGCGAATACTTCGCGCTCTCCGTGGCTGGCCTCGACACCAATCCATTCTTCCGTGCCCAGCGCCCCAAGCAACTCGAACAGTGGCTAGACTATTACCTCAATCTGGCGGGTAAGTCAGCTAAGCGTAAGACCGAGCGCACCTTCTCCCGCACCCTAAACGCGGTAGGCGAACTCCCATGAGCATCGAAACCATAGTCATCGGCACGGCAGTCGCCGTCAACATCATCACAGTTCTAGGCGTGGCCATGAAGCTCTCCGCCCGATTCACCAAGGTAGAAGTCCTGTGCAACCACGTCATCAAGAACCACATCCCCCACATCTATCGCGAGATAAGCGAGCTGCGCGAACTCATCATCGACCACATCACCAAAGCAAACCCTTCTCCCTAAGACAGTCCACGCACATATTTGTGTCCTCACCACCATCCTTGATGACGTGATAAACTTCTCCCTCTGCCGAGTGATGGGCTCCCTCCGTGCATTCGGTGCATAAAGTACAAGGCCGATTATCTAGAATCTCGTAAGTCGCCATAGTTCGCACCAACCTTTGCCTTCACAGGCACTACCAACCCATCCATCTCCTTGACAGGCTGCGTCATAATATCTTTGAGACGTGAGATTGTAGCTGTTGCCGTACCAACAGGTAGGCAATACACAAGTTCGTCATGTACGATAAGGATAGGAACGAGCGCTTCTTCTTGCCATATATCCAGAACCCGCTGATTGACAATGTCAGCAGCAGTAGAGCACCCGTAGTAGTGACAGCCCTTCTTCTTCCGTGTATGAGCATCCTGTCCATAGATGTACCTCACTCTCCCGAACGGATTAACTAGAGTGATACTTCCTTGCTCAAGACCGTCGCTGACCCTAGTCTGCCATTCTCTAATGGCCGGATAGACAGAAAAATACGCACTCTGTAACCGTTCAGCAGCTCGGAGCGAGTCGCCTTTACGGTTGCCAAACAGTCTCTCAGCGAGATTTGCAGGAAGCTCTCCATAATTAGACGCATGGATAGTCTTCTTGCCTTCATAGCGTTCTTTGTTTGTGACATCATCACACCTCTTGTTGTAGATTCGGCTCGCTGAGAGCCGGTGAAAGTCCATACCACTAGCGAAGTCAGCCAACATCTGCTTATCGCCCGCCAGCCACGCCACACACCTGTTCTCAATCTGCGAGAAGTCCAGTCCCACAATGACCATGCCTTCCAGCGCCACTATCATCCGGCGCAGAGATGGCGGGATGTTCTGGAAGTTCGGCTCTGACGAGCTGAACCGCGCCACATCTGTCCCGGTCACATTGAAGGTCGGATGTACCTTACTCTTGCCTAGCGGGAACCAGGTCGTGATGGGCTTGACGCCTAGCTCCTTATAGTCAGCCAACTGCTCCATCAACGGGTGCCGGTCAGCCTGCCTCTTGACGGTCACTTCCTTGGTGTCTCGTAGCGAGATGCCTTCCTCTTTGAAGAACTCTATGACCTGCTTCGGCGAGTTCGGGTTGAACGGAAAGTCATCCTTCAGCAACTGCTTATTGCCCTTCCACTCCTTGTGGTAACGCCTGACTGCTCTCAGGTCGATGTCAACTCCCCGCTCCCTCATCAGCACAGCCAGCCTAGCCAGTCGCTGCTGCTTCTCTACTAAGTGCCACTGGTTGGTGGCGGTGAGGTCGGCCTTGAGCTGCTCGTAGAGGTAGAAGTTGTAGGCGCAGTCCCGCCCGTTATATTCAAGCAAATCATCCTTGGCCTCCTTCCAACCTGTCGTCGGTCTATAGTACGAGACCAGCGAACGTAGTCCAAGGAGACTGAGGTTGGCGAGATGGGCGTGGATGAGATGAGCAACCACCTTAGTATCAAATACGCAATCGGGATGGTAGCTAGTAGGATGCTTACCGAGAACAGGGAAATCGGCATCAATGATATTGTGACCAATGAGTAACTCAGAACGAGCAAGCCGGTCGGCCAACACTTGCCTGCCATATTCCACATCGTAGGTTGAGTATGCTTCTGCCGCTTCATAGGCTACCCCCACACAGCTAATTTCTTTCGTCTTTCTATCCCACTCCAAGTCAAACACCATCGGCCCCGGCCCATCGACTAGGCCACCCCTCCGGACTTTGGGATGCTTCAAGATGGATGGATTGGCATGGGCTGTGAGCAGGTTGTAGTGCTCACGTATGGCGACAGGCAGTAGGTTCGGCTGTCTCATCACAGCCGAGGGATGAAACGTACAACCAACCAGTTGCCCGCCTTGGAAGGTGACATGCCCATGCCAATCCGATATGCCTTTCAGCCCTAATCTCTGTCCAAGCGCCTTGCCGCCAACCAGCATGATAGGCACGGAGGCGGGTATGGTTCTGTCGTACTGGCGACAATGCATTTCAGCCTGAGCTTTATCAACTCCCACCGGGTACGCTTCACCTTGCTTGTTCTTAGGGGGCAAGCAGCGCAAAGTATTGTCAAGATAGACCTCCTCTCTCTTCAGACCTGCCGGATTTAGAATGTTGCGGAGCAGCCACCACCCCGCCTTGCCAACGAATGGCTTGCCTTGTAGTACCTCGTTGGTGCCGGGGGCCTCGCCTATAATAGCCATCTTTATCTTCGACCAGACCGGAGCAGGCTCTAGCACGAAACCCTTGCCGATATCGTACAGTGGACAGCCCTTACATGTGGCTGGCTGGCCTGTGCCTCCCGCCTTGGTAGCCAGCGGCATGACTAGGTCTACCACAATAATCCACGCTTCCGGGCGCAATCATCACACAGGTCGCCAAACGCTTCCTCGTACCACTTGCATACGAACTTAATTGTTTTACAGTCGTAGCAATAATAGGTTGTGCTTACGCGGCCTGGATTATATGCCATTAGACCCTCTTGAATGTACCTTCCTTCTTTTGGAATTCCAGCTTTAGAAAGTCCTGGTCTATGGGGGAGCGCGTGGCGAATCGGATGCTGATATTGTTGAACTGCCGGAAGTCCGGCTTCCATATCACGGCCAGACTATCAACGTCAGCGAAGAGAACGCCTGCCCCGCGTAGGCGCTCAGGTGACGAGAGAGTACGGTGCTCGCTGGTCTTACCCATGTGGTGGATGATGATGGAGGCGAAGTCATAAGTCTCCTGCATTTGGGTCAGCTCCGATAGGAGGACTTTCATCTCTGAGTTGGAGTTCTCGTCGATGTGGTGGAAGTTGGCGAGCGGGTCGAAGATGACCACGTGAGGCTTGGACTCTTCAATGTGACTGGCTATCAAGCCACGGCCCGACTTGGTGTCGAGGCGGCAGTCCAGGTCACGGCTGGTTATCCAAAAGTTGTCGAGCACACGCACTCCCTTACGTGCGCCGTGGATGTCCGTGAGGCGCTTGATGAGGCGTTCAGGGCCGACCTCCTGCTCTATCAGTAGCACCCTCTTCGGCCCACTCACTGGAAAGGTATCCATCACCAGGGAGCCTTCGCAGAGAGAGTACGCGATGTTCAACGCCAGCATGGACTTGAAGGCTTTGGGGTCAGCAGCCAGCAACAGCTTGCCTTTGCGCGGCAAGAGGGGCTTGATATAGAAGTAACCGGGCTTGATGACCTGGGTGATGAACGATTTGAAGACCGTCGCCACTTACCACGCCAATCCAAAATGCCTAGCACAATCCGGACAGAGATATGGCCCGTTACCCATAGGCCCAGGAATAAAGTGTTTAGGTGTCATCCATAGGAGTAGCTTCTCCTCTGGCCAAGGGTTCTCTTTGCATCGGTCGCAGGTGAATTGATGCGGCGCGTCTTGCGCGAGCGTATAGCTGCCGTACAGCGCAACATATTCCCTTAGTGTTTTGGAATTGTCCATTACCACACCAACCCATAGTGACGGGCACAATCAGTGCAGAAAAAGGGTCTGGCCCCACGCGGAGCTATACTAATCCACCTCTCAATAGAGAGCTTTCGGTACGGGTCGGTACAGAGGTCTCCACATCGGTCGCAGTCCTCTTCGATTCTACTGTGCCAGTTACCATCATAGGCAGCTAGATACTTCAGCAGAATCGTATCATCTCTATACATTACCATTCGAGACCTATCCTCTGGAGAAAGTCCTTCTTATCCATCTCCACTCGCTTGCCGTCATGGAGGATGACGATGATGTCGGCTTGGGATACATCCAGCTCATACCAAGTCCTGCCTTCTATCTCATTGACGGACTTGCGGAACTCCGACGTTGATGAAGACCATGTGACGCTGCTTGGGATGGTGGACGTACCCCCATTGGTGGGGACTGTGGTGCTGCTAGTGTTTGCCATTACTCTATTACTCCGTCGATGAGATTCAGTTCAAGGGCTTCATCGGGAGTGAACACCCGGTCTCGCCGAGCGATAAGTCCTTGCAGCTTCTTCTTAGTCATGCCAGTACGAGCTGTGATAATGTCGTTGAGGGTGCCTTGAGTTCTCCGAATCTCTTTCTGGGTATCTTCCGTGCT